TTAAGTTTGATGATAGTTATGTTGAATACATAGAAATTTTAAACCTCACAAAACCATATACTCGCGTTAACGTCAACATTGCTATAGTAGATGGTAAATGCGTTAAAACTGTAACCAGCATCTCAGATTATCGTATTCAGCGTGAAGCCGAGTACCCTCCTATGGCTGACTACTTAGATGGGGTTGTCAAAGGAGACCAAGCTCAAATTGATACCTACATTGCTGCGTGTTTAGCTGTCAAAGCAAAGTATCCAAAACCCTAAGAATAAGTCATAATACGCAGATGGCAGAACTTGTCTTTGACCAGAAAGAACGTATAGGGGATTGGGTAGCCGCTAAGACGGGACAGGACTCCAGTTGGGGTTCTTTTTATGCTTTAGGCGTTATTCGTGGAGAAGATGTTATTGCAGGAGTAGTCATCAATAACTACAATGGATCAAATGCTACATGTCACATTGCTGTTTCTCAACACACAAAACTTCTTGTGCCGTTGTTTCATCACGTCTGTGACTACGCCTTTAACCACTGTAAATTAAAACGATTGACCGGCATGGTACCCACAAATGAACCCTCCATTATTGCGTTTGACAAGCATCTTGGGTTTGAGGAAGAGTTTGTAATGAAAGACGGCGCACCCGGCGCTGATATGCAGATTTTGGTAATGCGGCCCGACAACTGTCGTTGGCTGCACAAGGAGTAAATTATGGGCGGAAAATCACAACCAGCACCAGACTACACCCCAATGCAACAGATTGGGCGTGAGCAGTTAGACTTTGCTAAACAACAATACGCAGAGATGGCTCCCCTTGCCCGTCAAGTAGCCGCTCAACAAATGGCCGCACAGCAGCAACAAATGCAGCAAGGTCAAGATTACTACGACTACCAACGGCAAACGTTTAGGCCGTTAGAGCAGGGGCTTGTCCGAGATGCTGAACGATTTAATACCGAAGACTACCGCGAAGGTTTAGCTCGCGATGCTTCTGCTGCAGCCGGTCGTGCTTTTGGCGTAACTCAACAAGCCTCCCAACGAGCTCAAGCATCTATGGGGGTAAACCCTGCCTCTGGTCGAGCAATGTCGATGGCTAACCAATCTAATCTTGGCCTTGCCGCTCAGCGTGCCAATGCCATGACAGGTGCCCGTAACCAAGCTGAACAGATTGGATTTGCCCGTCGCCTTGATGTTACCGGTCTTGGCCGTAATTTGGCAGGTGCTTCTACTGCTGCCTACCAAGGTGCTACAGGTGCAGGTTCTGCGGGCATCAATACATCTATGGCTCCCGGCTCGCAGTTTCAGCAAGGTATGCAGCAATCGGGACAAACCTACGGCAATATTCTTACTAACCAGACTAGCCAGTTTAATACTGGTTTAAACGCTCAAGGTGAAGTTACAGGTGCTTTGGTAGGTGCCGCAGTTACTGGTGGGCTTAAATATTCTGATCGTCGCCTAAAAGAAAACATTGAGTTGGTTGGTCGCGATGAGCGCACCATGCTGCCGCTTTACGAATTTGAATACATTGGCGGTTCAGGCAAACGTTTCTTGGGTGTAATGGCTGACGACGTCGAGAAGAAATTTCCTGACATGGTTTTTACACTGCCTGATGGTTATAAAGCAGTTAACTACGCCGGTCTAGGCATCGAAATGGTGGAGGTTTAATATGGGTTTCGCATCAGGATTCCAAGTTGGAGCACAAGCAGTTGAGCGCGGCCTTAAGATGCGCGAAGAAGATAGACTAAAAGAGCAACTGGCTGAAGCCTATAAAGCTCCTACGTCCGGCTTTGGTTATACATCCGCAGATATGGCGGAGATGCGCCGAATGCAAGGTTTAGGAGATGCATACAACATTGAAGCTGTTCCCGGTTCTGAAGGCGGAACTCCCACGCTTCGCTATACTCCAACAGGGCTTAATTTAGGTTCGGGTGATATGCCTGAAGCCTCTACTAACTTTGCTCCACAGCAAATTCAGCGATACGGCGACCAAGCTGTTGCAGGTCAATTTTCGCCTGCGCAAATTCGGGGGCTGCAAGCACAAGCCGCGGCTCGCGCTGTCGGTGCCAGTGGGGATTATCGAGGAGCTGCATTATTACAACAGCAAGCGGAGGAGGCTGAATTTAACGCCAAATACCGCCCCTTGCAGTTACAAAGTATGGAAGGCCAGATTGCTAGTCAGGCTCAACAACGTGATCTTACCGGCATTCAAATTAAAGGCGCTAAACGCGTTGAAGCAGAGGCAGAACAAGCTACTAATTTTGCGGCTTTTGCCGCTGAAAATCCTAACGCTACTACGCAAGAACTGAAAGACGCCGCGTTTAAGCAGTTTAAATTTACTCCAGATCAATGGAGAAAGACAGTTAATACTCGGTTAGGAATCAAGGAAGATGAGCAGAAAGACTTTGTGCTCAATATAAAAGACAAGCTGAAAGGTAAGAATCTTACTCAGTTGGGCACATTGTATAACACTGACCCCGATTTTGATGATAAAACCGATTTAGCTATCGTGCCCGGTAAGGGCGGTGCCGTCACGCTAAACTTTATTGACAAGGCGACCCAGCGCATCACAGGCACTCAGACGTTTAAAAATGAAGCAATGGCCACGGAGTACCTGAACAGACAAGCTACTGAGCCTGAAACCATTGGTTCTTGGATGCTTAACCTTGGCAAAACCGAAGCAGCCATTGCCGCATCTAAAGCAGCTTCTGCTGCTTCTACGTCTACGTCTGGGCTCAATGCAATTCGTGGTAATTTAGTCAATAGACAAATAAAAGACTTGGACGAGCTTGCAGCAAATACCAAAGAAGCTAAAAAGCTGATGACAGACTTCGCAGCGCTTACTGAAGCTGAACAGAACGGGCCCAAGGGCAGAGCTCTTGAGAAGCAATACAACATGTTGGTTGCAAAACCCGGTGCTCAGCTTCGCGTATCGCCAGAAGGCAAAGCTCCTAAAGCCATGGACGAAGTGGAAAAAGCACAGCTTGAGGCGTATAACAAGTGGCTGGTTGAGCCCCGCAATGCACGTCTGCCCGGTGGTGAGAAAGACGCTATGGCCGAACAGATGGGCGTTAGCCACCTTCTCCGCACTGTGCGTGAACGTGCGGCGCAGTCGGCTGGTGGTGTTAGCCTAGGTGCTAATCCATATGAAGGTAGCCCTGCTCCTGCTCCTGCCGCACCTGCATCTGCGCAAGGGCTAACTAAAACTTCGTCTGCCCCTGCCTTAAACACAGGCAATACGAAACTTCTAGGTCGAGCAGGTAATACAGGGTATAGCGTTGAAATGCCAGACGGCACAACAAGAGTTATGTCCATCAGTGAATTGAATAAATTAGGCTATCAGTTTTTAGGCGGTAATACAGGGTTAGAGAGACCTTGGTATGATGACTTACTGCCACGTCGATAATCTGGAGCGACAATGCCGATTTATAACCTTGAAGACTTGCGGGCGGCAGTGCCGTCCTCCATGCGTGACCTGTCTGATGACGAGTTAATTCGCGATTACGCAGGGCGCGTTGGCAAGAGTTTTGAATCTACGGCAAGCTATTTAGGCTTTAAGCCTCGTGGCACGCTAGCGGAGATGGGTCGTCAGGCTGTAGGCGGTGCAGTAGTTGACCTACCCAAGATGGTTGGACAGGGCCTTCAGTACACCGGTGTTGCACCTGAGTACGGCCGTGAAATGTCGCAAGCGGCAGAAGCCCGTGCTCCTGCATATATTCCCGATAACCGTGGTCGTGGTCTTGTCGGCGAAGCACTTACTATGGGTGCTCGTGGCTTGGCTCCTGTGGCGGCGACTCTACCTTTAGCGTTTGTTCCCGGCGGGCAAGTTGCCGCCCCTGCCGCTGCCGCGTTGTTGTTTGGTACATCGTCTGCACAAGAAACCTACGAAAAGGTTTTGAATCAAACTGGCGACGAAAGCGCAGCCACTGCTGCTGCTCGCCGTGTCGGTCTTATTCAGGGTGTTGGTGAAGGTGCGGCTACATTCGTTGGCGGCCGTGCTATCAAAGGGCTATCTCCCTTATTGGGGATGGGTGAACGCACTACTGCTGGTGTTGCGGCAAGGATGACTGATACCAGTGTCCTGAAGCCTTTTGCAAAAAGCATGGGTATTAACATGTTAGTGCAACCCAGTACTGAAGTTGCTCAGGATTTGGGTACATACGCTGTCGAACGTGCATATGGCGCGGCAGGTGACGAGAATCCCTATGAGATTGCACGGCAGTCAGCGTTGGGCGGTGCGGGTCTGACAATGTTGCTTGGCCCATTTGCATTGGGCGGTCACGCCTCCCGTGCTCGTCGAGCAGAATCTTTAAAAGCCGCGTTGGGCGAGGACGCTCCTCCTGAAATTCGCGCACAGGCATTTGAAGCTGTAGTTAAAGAAGCACGTAGACAAAACATCCCTGCAACGGATGTTGGCGCATGGTTTACAGAGCAGTTGGCGCTCGAAGACCAACGCAATGCTGCATTAAAAGACCTTGAAGAAACGCCAAAAGACCTGACACAAACTCAAACAGATGTGGATGGGCGTAAACTTTCTGAAGTGGATACACAAGCTGAGTTCGATAAACGGATGGCTGCTGGCCGTCCAATGTCTGAGGCCGATGCGTCGAAGCGTTTGTCTTCGTTCATGACCGCGCAAGACGTCGGCGGGCAATACCAAGATTTGCTAGCACGCAAAGAACAAGGTCTAGAAGCCGTTAAGGAAGTTGGTAAGAGTTGGCAAAACTTTGTTGGTAAGCGCGGCGATCAGTTGCTAAACATTCAGGATGTTGGCGATCAAGCCCGTGGGCTTGTCAGCAATCTGGAGACAGAAACCAATCAACAAGAGGCTCCGCTTGCGCAAGCAATGCAACTCGGTACCGCCGTACAAGCCATGTTTGACGCCCAACAAGGTGTCGGGACAAAAGCGGACTTTGACCGAATCATGAACCCAGATGTGATGCAACCTATCACACCTACAGAAATACAACCCGTTGCCCGCACATCCCTTGTGCCACAACGCGCCGCTCCATTTAGCAACATGCGCATGGACAGGCCAAGTCCCCAAGAATCGCTTACTGGGCCAACAAGCCAACTTTCTGATCGTCCTATTACAGCGCCTGCACCGGTTTCTCCTCTGGGCGGTGAAGCCGAAGCCGCCCCTTTGCCCTCCGCGCCAGTCGCGGAGGGCGTTTCTTCTACGCCCGTCACAACTCCTGTAACTACACCTGCAACTAAAGATGGCACTCAAACCACTCAAGCCCAGCAAACAAAAACGAAAAAACAAAAAGCACCCATCACCGTTGGATCAGTCGTAAAGATTAACGATACCGAGGTAACGCTTAGCCAAGAACAAGCTGATGCTTGGAATAAGGCACAGGAAACCTATGATGGCAGAACCCGTCGTGCACGAGAGATTGCTAACTACCAAGACCGCGAAAGCGCTCTACGTAGTGCCGGTATGCAGTTGTCTGCGGAACGTAGAAAAATTACTGGTGCTTTAACTGCCAAAGAGCAGCAAGCCGCTAATCGCGTTGCTGACCGACAAACCGCGGAACAAAAAAACCAAGATGAAATGGGCTTGACCGCGGCACTTCAAACTGCAAATCGGACTAATGTTACAAACAATCCGTTGCAAGCTGGGGTAGAAGGCGCTGACAAAAAAGCTGTGCCGGGCAAAACATCTCTGACTGTTAGCGCCCTACGAAACATCCGTGATGCATTGCTAAATCCTTCTGCAACTGTCGATGGTATTAGTGACAGAGAGCAACAGATTGCTGACGCTGTGCGTGCGTTTGCAAAAGCGTATTACAAGTTTAGCAACGCGGGTGGCAACATGCTCCGCGGCATTCCTACAGAACGTGCAATTAAAGGCGAGAATGGGGAAACAATCTACAAGCCTACCAAACTGGCTGGCCAAACTCCTGCACAACAACGTGGGCAAATAAAGGCTAAGACCAGCCAACGCGTTGGAACAACACTAGATCAACTAAGAGAGACTCGTGACGCCCTTGCTGGTTTGGGTAAAGCAGTTAACGGCAATGCAAAAGATGTTGAAGCTATTGTCAAGCTTGTCAAAGATATGGTGCAACAGAAGTTGCATACCCAGACAACTGATGAAGGTATGAACGAAGACTTTGGCCAAGAAGGCGCAGATGGTATTGCACAGGCGTTCTTAAAAATGGACACCATGCTGTCGCAGGGTTGGAGAGCAGCCAAGGACAATATGTTCCAAGGCGAATCTGACGCAACTTTTGTTCGCCAAACCCCAATTCGTGGTTCTAAGGAATCGACTGCTGCCGGTGAGACTCAGACTCCGCTAGAAAAAGCCGCTTTGGGTTACGCTAAGTTTGGCAAAGGTGAATCTTCTACTGGCATTCTTGGTTTGTTGAACTACATCCAAACTCACGGCACGCCGTTTGAACGCACAATTGCCAAGGGTGTATTTCAGTCTTTGTACGATAGCGACACCGCACCAAATCTTGAGTTCATATCTAAGGGTAAACCTTACTATGATCCTAAAACCAATACGGTCTATATTCAACGAGACGCGTCTGCGGCAGTCACATTGCACGAGTCGTTGCATGGTGCATTGCAATGGTATATTTATCAGAATCCTAATGCACCAGAAGTCCGTGCATTGAAGGCGGCGCTTAAACGCGTCGTTAACTTTAAAGGTGAATTAAGCCCTGACGCTAAACGTGTACAAGATGTGCTCAAAGCACTGATGAAAGACAAAAAAGAACTTGACGCTGTTTTGGAATTGGTTTCTTACGGCAACACGCTCAACGACTTCCGTCGCGCACTAGAAGCTATGGATAGCACCGAGGCTCCCAAGTCTTTCTATGATGCGGCGAAGAACGTCTGGCAAACCATTCTGACGACAGTTCAGCGGTTAGTCGGTGTTCGCCCATCTGTTGCCGCAGATGTAATTGGTAACACGTTTAAGCTCCTTGAAGCTGCTGGCGCTGCCAAGAAAGGTGAAGCTACGGGCAACATCCTCGAAGCTGCTGTAGAGAGCACTGGCACGCCACAAGGGAAAGTTAATGCCCAAGACTATATTGTTTACAACAAAAAGGTTGCCCCTGCGGCCTTAAGCACAAAGTTGTTTTTCGACCTAGTTGGCTGGCAACGTGGTGCTCAAAAAGTAGGCGACCTATCTAGCAAATTAGCAGACAAAATCCGCAAAGACTTTCCAACTGCAGAGCGTTACATCACCTATATCAACTCCCGCTTCGGTGTTAATGATTTCACTAGCAAGCTCATGGAGAAGTACAAGGTTGACAAGAACACTGGCTACCAACGTATGGAGCAGTTGGCCAACTTCGTTGAGTCACGTAGTGCTGACGAGGCAAAGGCAATCTTTGATTACCTTGACGGCGATAAAAAAGCACTGGATAAATTACCAGATGTTGCGAAGGTCAAAGAAATTGCAGACTCCATTGAGAAGAGCATGGCGATGTACATCTCTGAGCTTCCAGCTAAAGACCGCGCATACTTTGAGAACACTAAATTTTCTGAGTCCTTGCTGTTTGCAGGCAATACTAATCAAGTTGCAAGCCACACATTCGGTGCGCGTAAGCTCAGTGAGATCATTGGTCTGCAGCATCGCTTTGAAGAAACCATTGAAGGTTTTCAGCACTGGATGGGCGTAGATAAAAACGGTGACGTTGACATCACAGGCCCCTTCTACCAAGTGTTTGGCCCCAACATTAAAGACCCTGCTGGCCCCCAAGTCCCGCAAGGGTACATGTCTATCAAGGGCTACGAAACTACGGGTAATCCCGTAGGCTTTACTGTTGATCCCTCACGTCAGTGGCGTATCTCCGGCAAGAAAGGTGAGGGCTATAAGTTCACATCTAACATGACGGCTCAACAAGCGATCCTTGAAAAGAAAGTCACTGAGCTTGCTAATGCTATGCGTAACACCATGGCTGCACTGGCTAACAACTATGCGTCACGCAACTTCTCTAAAGCCGCGTCTACGCTGGGTTATGAAGACGGCAAGCCAACAGAGCTAAGCGTTTCGTTTGATTCGCTAGAGGCCGTTAAGAAAATCTTTGGTCGGGCACCCAACCCTAACCAAGTGTTAAGCGTTTCTAAGGATGAAGCCAAGACGCCACAGATTGCTGACTTATATCGCAATACAAACACATGGGTAAAAATACCTGACGTAGAAGCTTACGGCGCGTTAGCTGGCAAATACATGCCCGGCCCTGTGTGGAGTGCGATGACTGACATGGCTGACCGCAAGCCATTGGTTTCGTTCCGTGCGTACAACGCTTCTATGCGTTGGTTTAAGAAAGCAAAGACCGTTTATAACCCCGGCACGCACATTACGAACATTGCCTCTAACGTCACTTTGGCGATGATGCATGACATCCCTGTTAGCACGATTGCTTCTGCGGCTAAGTTGTTTACCAAATACGAGCTAAACGCTAAGTCTCTGACACCAAGTGAACTTGCAATCATGTCGCAGTTCATGAACTCTGGTGCGATGCTTGGTGACTATTCAAGTGCTGAGGTTAAGGAGGCCATCTACAAGGCATGGAACGAAAATCTTGCACAGCCAACAGATACGTCGCTAATGCAACGTCTGAAGATGTTTACTGGGTACGAGAAATCTAAAGCGCAGATGGGCGTTGCACTTGCAGCCAAAGCAGGGAACAAGTTAGATAGCATCGCGTCCGAACTGTACGCCGCCGAAGATAACGTATTCCGTTTAGCCGCGTTCATGAAGAAGGTCGGCGAATTGCAGGAGCGTAGTGGTGAAAAAACTCCCACTGCAGAGAACTTCAGCGACGCGGGTACCTTTGCACGCAAGGCATTTCTTGACTACGACATCGACTCTAAAGCAGTCCGTATTGCACGCCAGTCATTCTTGCCGTTTGTGTCATGGACGTATGCCATTGCTCCTGTTATGGGACGTATTGCGTTGCACCAACCTTGGAAGATTGCCAACGTCTTGGCGGCTTACTACCTCATTGATGTAGCCATGGCGTCTGCGGCAGGTGACGATGACGAAGAAACTCGCAAGCGTGGCCCAAAAGAAATCCGTGAACGCATGTTTGGCATTGGCCCTTACATGCACATTCGCATCCCGTTCATGGGCGACGAGAACAACCCTGTGTATTACCGTCTTGGTGACTACGTACCGATGGCGTCTGCGGCTAAGGGCTTGCCGAATGGCTTCATGGGGCAGTCTTGGATTCCCGGAGCAGTCACGCCAAGCGGCCCAATAGTCTCGGCCATTGCAGGATTAGTCATAGGTGTAAATCCTTACACAGGTAAATCTTTAAATCAACCGACGGATACCGAGTGGCAAAAATTTAAAAATGCTGCTAAATTTGCATATGATATCGTGACTCCACCAGCAATTAGTTCTACCCAACTTAAGGCAGTAAACGATATACTGGATGAGAAAACAGGCATCACAGGTGTACCTGTCAGCAATCTTGCTATAGCCAGAACATTTGGATTAAAAATGTATGACTACGACGTTATTGAATCCGAAGCTGTTCAAGAGGTTATTTCAAAGCGTGTCGAACGCGAGTTTAAAGATGCAATGCGCAAAGCAAAGCGCGAAGAAGATCGTAAAGGCTATCCTGATTACGAAGCACTAGACAAGCAACTTGAAGACTTGCAAATACGCATGGAAAAAGAACTTGACAAAGCCCGTGGCGGCACAGGGGAGATTGACTAATGGCTAAGACACCAGCATGGACACGCAAGGAAGGCAAGTCTGAGAAGGGCGGATTAAACGCCAAAGGACGCGCCTCGTACAACAAAGCGAACCCCGGAAAGCCGGGACTCAAGGCTCCTCAACCCGAAGGTGGCCCACGACGCGACTCATTCTGTGCCCGCATGGAAGGCATGAAAGAGAAGCTGACCAGTGCAAAAACTGCTAACGACCCAAACAGTCGTATCAACAAATCACTACGTGCTTGGAAGTGCTAACATGGCTACCAAAAGTAAATCTACTGTCAATGCTGCTGGCAATTACACGAAGCCCGAACTGCGCAAGCGGATTGTGTCTCAGGTAAAGTCTGCGGCAACGCAAGGCACTGGCGCAGGTCAGTGGTCAGCACGTAAAGCTCAGCTTGTTGCCAAGAAATACAAGGCGGCAGGCGGGGGGTACAGAGATTGAAAGCGCCTCAAAAATCATTGAAGGATTGGGGCGACCAAAAATGGAGAACTAAAAGTGGTAAACGCTCTTCTGACACAGGTGAAAGATACCTTCCAAGTGCTGCGATCAAAAGTCTCAGCCCTTCTGAGTACGCTGCGACAACCAAAGCCAAGCGAGCCGGAAAAGAAACCGGAAAACAATTCGTAGCGCAACCCAAAAAGATTGCGGCTAAAACTGCAAAATTTCGTTAACTTTAATTGGAGATTATTATGTACGGAAAAATGATGATGGCCCCTGCCAAAAAAACTGCTGGTAAAAAAGCTGCACCTTTTAAACCATGTGCTGGCTGTCCTAACAAAGCTAAATGCAGCGCCATGGGCAAATGCATGAAGGCTAAGAAGTAATTACTTCATCCCTGCTGAACGGGTTCGTGCAAACGAACGGTTTGCAGACTTAGGAACTGCGCGGAGATTACCTCCGCCATTTCCACCGCCCTTTGCAATGGGCTTCTTGTGATCAACGTCAAGGCCGTCGCCTTTGCTGACGACGCCTTTCTTTTCCATTTGTCGACGCGCTGAATTGCGGTCAGCCCTGTTAGCAATCTGCTCCGGCTTGCCTTGGTAGTTGGCGTACTCTTTCTTGTAGTCACGTGGCATGATAGTTGTCCTTAAAAAAGATATCTTATTGTCCCACAGCTACGCCGTTTAGAACAGCCAGTAGTACAGGGCTTTGCTCTCTGGACATGGTGCCAGTCAGAGTTGCTACAAACCGAGGGTGGTTCAGGTTTACAATCAGGCAATGCGTCTGGCCGGGGCTTCTGTCCTTGCATCCCTTGAACATCGTCACCCGATCGCGTTTGGCAATCATCGCGCCGTTAAGTTCTAGCTCACGCTCAATCCGGTCAATACCATCCTGCGACCTACCCAACCATGCCTTGAACAAAGCCAAGTTGATCGCAATCATGCTTCCGGGCATCACAGGGTTCTTGGCATCATAGACAACCTTTACCCGAGCAACAGCTTTATCTGGAGCGGGCTGAGTTACCTGCTCTTTACCTGAGCTATAAACTTCGGTGCAATGCACAAGGCGATCGTTGTGCTCCATGATGTACTGACCAATGGTATCGAACACATCAGACTTACTTTCAATTGCAGCTTGCCTAGTTTGCTTGACGCGCTCAATCATAAAGTCCACTGTTGCTTTTACATCGAACGGGAACAAACCCAAGGCTTGGCCAATACGACCCATGCCCCATGATGCAATAAGTAGCGTCCTGTAAAAGCGCTCTTGCGGCTCAAAGATAAAACCAAACGTTTTATTGAACGATGCCTCAGCCCATTTCCACACGACCTCGGGGCCGCCCTTGTCAATTACAACTTGCACAAGCTCTGGGAAAGCCCAACCGTTATGCTTCTCTACGATCTCAAAAAAGTCGTACCCAAAGCTACGCCCATCTTCTCGGGTAGCAACGAAAGTCCGATCATGTTGCGGGAACTCTAAGCAACGCGCTTTCAGCGGATCGTTGCCTGCCTGTGCGTTTTCAAACTTTCGGTACATCGAAATGTTAGACGTGACGTGAGTAGGAGCACACCACTTAGCGGGTTCACGCAACTCGCGTTCTTTTGTCATCGAAATCTTTTCGCGTCCAGAGCTAAGTGTGTAGCCCATGTCAGCCATGTCCTTGTCGTCAGCCGCAGTCATCTCGTCGATACAACATGGCAAGTTGTTAAGTACGCCGCGCATCTTATACATGGCATTTGCGGTGTCTTTCTGACTCAGGAATAAATCCTTGGGATTACCAATCAAACTGTTCACGCCAATCAGAGACAATGATTTACCAGTTGTCGTTTCATCAGAGTAGATCGACACAATTGCTGTTGCGTTACCGGCGGCAGGGCCTAGGATTCCCACTGTGCCTGTTAATACTGACGCACGAATATTGTCAGCACCGGGTAGGTTCAGCATATCCATCGCGCGAATCCACTCAGAGCGTTCACCATGCGGGCCAATCAATTTAGCGAAGTTAGATGCAGGGCCACGAAGGCGTGTGTCTGTTGCACCGGAAGGCGAGCCCAACACTGTCTGCCCGCACATGAACGAGCCATCTTCTTGCCAACCAAAGTTAACAAAGTCCAATCCTGTAGGTGCCTGTTGTTGCACCATCGTCAAGTAATCCATCAAATAGCTCCTAACTTTTTCTTGCTGTCCAGCATTCTTTACGTAGATTTGTTGGTTCAATAAAAATGTAGAAAAGTCTTTACCAATCGTCGCGAGTACAGACATCTCATGCTCTGTCTCTTTCCATCCAGTCATTGGATACTTTGCAATCATTTTGAATGCAGACTTGCGACTTTCAGAATCGTGGTACACACCAGTGATGTGAATCTCATACTGGCACACGTGGTCAAACTCTGTCACCTCTTGGGCAATTTCATTGCCGTTTGCATCAGTCGTTGTGATCTCGGTCTTGACCTCGCGCATTATCTGGTTGTTCTGAATGACGTAGCCCTTGGGCATTGTGAATGTGAACTCTTCACCTTCCTCAGTAACAACTTCAGTCTCAGTAACAACGGACAACTGCGCAGGGCTTGTAATCTTTCCACGGCTTGGGCAACCTTCGCAGCCCTTAGCGCACAACTGCTCAAACTTCGCACACGTCGTAGGCCCAGTGCCGTTCCAACCCTTGAGCTTATCCATGCTTGCGGCTAGATCAAAGTCAGGGTGCGTTCCTGCGATCATGATGACCGCTTCCTGCACATCTGTGCAATGCTTAGCAAGACCTAACGATGCACGCCATAAAGGTTCTTCTACATTGCGACCTGCGGCATCTAACACGCCACCAGAAGCTACAAGCGCACCCACCTGAGCACAACGCCCTGCGACCGCGGTAAGTACAACATCGTTTGTGTTGAGCACTGCATCAAGGATCGATGATCTTGCACCTTTGCGTGATGCTGTTGTCTTTGCATTCTTTGGCAACTTACCAAACCACGGCTTCAATACCGTGAACAACTCTACTGGATCGTAGTCAGGGCAATCACGTTTGCACTCGACCAACTTCCACGGCTGTTGCTTTTTATGATGCGTACCAACTGGACGAAGCACCATCGATGGATCATGAATTTTGCTTGTGTCGATCTCGACACCATGCTCTTCAAGCGCAATGCGAAGCGCGGTAGAAACCTTTATCCAATGCTCTTTCGAAATGTTCTGAGTCATTGGCCAGTAGCAGTGAATACCACGACCGGAAGAGATGACCATAGGCTGAGGCATACCAATCGCTTTGAGGGCGACGGACATTGCGATCCAACCTTCCTTCTGAGTAGCGTAAGGTTTGTCCTCACCAATATCTAAATCAAGCGCCAGTGCTTTGAACACTGTTGCATGTGCTTGTGTGCGGTACCATTTCTGCTTACCGTTCTCTACGTAACTGTGATTGGCAAATGCACCAACACCGAAGTAAACAGTTGACTCAGCTTCTGCATCCCACCTACTGATCGCTTCTATCGCATCATCGATGTCTGCGAATGATCCACGGTTCCAAAAAAAGCCTCTTGGATTTTGTCCTGATGGATCAGGCTTATGTATGCAAATAACCAGTTCGTCTGTTTGGGCGAATACGCGAGTAAAAAAGTTTTTTGTGTCCAAGACATGCCCCTAGATAAAAAACCCCGGCGTTACCCGGGGAGCGTTCTACATTTTAATTTTATTACTCGTCGAACAAACTGTCGAGCTTTGCCGCTAATTCATCTGACGCTTTTACTGGAGCAACTACGGGTTTTGCCGCCTTGACAGGCGCGGCTACTGGTGCAGGTGTTTCCTCTTCATAAGCGTCATCTACTGCGGGAGCCGCAATAGCGGCCTTCGGCGCGGGTGCTGCAAGAGCAGGGCCCGCCGCTTGTGGAGCAAGTTGACGAGTAGCTACTTTAACAGAATCACTTCCAACTAAAGTATCAACGCGAGAAATTGCTTTCTCTGGAACGTAACCTTTTTGCTTAAAAGTAATCTTGGGATAACTTGCCGCGTCATCAAAACCCAACTCGGTAATTACCTCTTCAGGGCCAATGCCATAATTGCCTAAGTCCTTGAAGTATTCACGCAAAGATTTCATACCGCTGACAGGTACAGTCAAACTGTATACTTTTGATGGATCAGCGGCGGCAACCACTGCCAAGTGACGTTGGTCGGCACACATCTTAGACTTTGCACCAGAGGGCAGAACCTTAGAGCCAAGCACATTGTTAGGGCAGTCAGCGCAACTAGCGTGCACTGGTGACTCAAAATTAGCATCAGGCTTTAGGCCATCACTAGAGCCACAATCTGGTCGAACGTTCTCCGCAGACGCATCAAACGCTTTGGCATAAAACACCTTGGAAACCCTAGGGTTTGCACCTACGATGATGGTGTCTAGAGTGACGCCAACTGTTGTCTCAACACCGTCTTCGCTCAAGCGATAACGCCCTGCGCGGATGCTGATTTTTGGAAAACTAACGCCGTCGCTACCGACGATCGCAGATGCCACTGTTGATTTAGTGCCCGCTTGCTGACGGGCGGCTATACGGGCTGCAATGTGTGCAGGTACTGTTTGAATGTTGCTCACGATTATTCCTTTGCTTGAGCTTTACGAAGATTGAAAACACGGATAGACGAAAAATTTACGCCGGGAGGAGGAGCGCCATTGGCTTCAATGAAACTCTTAACCCCTAGCTTCGATGCGCGGGCTTCTACCATGTCCCAAGCATCGGTTTCCTTGCAATACGCAAAGAACTCTTCGCGCGACGCAACGGTCGCGGTGTGGTGTGTCGACCAATAGGCCGTACCAGAATTTGTTTTAACTGTCTCGAGACCGTCTTCCTGCGCTTTGGCAGTCATCCAGTTCTCAACGGCTACAAGCTTTTCTGTCAGCTTGGCTTTGGCCGCTTTATGCTCACGCTCGAGAGCGTCGATAGCACCGCGCACCTGCAGATACTTCTCTGCGGCTATTTCATAGTTCATAAGTAAGTCCTAACTGTTTAACTAATCATCACTGTTGATGCCCTGCACCAAATTTAAAAACTCCGCCAATGTGTTTTGCTTTGCGCGGAGTCGGCGGTATAACTCTGCCTCAAAGCCGGTGGCCCATATGTGCCAAACGGTCGTCTTGCCTGTTGTTGTCAACCGGCGAATCCTAGCGTTAGCTTGCTCGTACTGTTCAAGTGAATAAATGGGAGCAAACCAAACAATATCTTTTGCCCGAGTCAATGTCAATCCGTGTGCCGCAACCTTCGGGTGAGCCAACAAAATCTGCGGCCTGTCCGTGTGCTGAAAGTCGTTAAAGATTTGATTGCGTTCGTTTTTGTTAACGTCACCATGAACCGATGCAACATCGAATCCGTCAGCAGTTAACTTCGCTTGCAATTGATCTTGTACGCCTCGTAGCGGCACAAAGATAATAACCTTGTCTCCGATCTCTGTAAGTAAGTCAGTGAGTGTATTATACCTCAACGATCCATCGATTGCAATTCTACCGGTCTCGCTATATACGACACCGCAACTTATTTGCAACATCTTACTAAGCACAACCGCCGCATTCGCAGCAGTGACCTCACCACCTGCGAACACAGTCACAGCTTTGTCTTTCATTTCCTTAAACGCTTTTTGTTGTTGAGGTGTTAGCTCTGTCTTGCGACCAACGAAGTTAGTGTCAGGTAAATCTTTACACTCGTCAAGCGAGAAACGAATCGATGGTTGCAAAACTTTCTTGCATGTCTCAAGTGCATCTTGTCTTGGTAT